GCCTTTATAGTGACCGTATAATGCGGTTGCTGTTAAATCATGCATCTTTGATAAGTCAGCACCTCCATACCATGTGATAGGTAATTTCGCTAAATCATCAATAGTCCAGTTATACTTCCTATCAGAAGTTTTAAACTCATCAATATTGAAGTACGCCTTTACAGCAGAAGTGTATATGTTTAAAGACTTCGCTAAAAAGTCCTTCCTTTGTTGTGGATCATTCTGTGCCTGTAATGCATCGTTTAACATGTCCTGTGGTCGAATGGATACCCCATAAGCTGGATTCGCTTTTTCGTGTTCGATTGGATTCGTATAATCCACAGTGCCTTTTTCATCTTCATCAGCTTTAGCAATAAAGACGAAATACTGTTCATCTATCACTGTACCGTCCAATATCTTTTTACAGTACTGTAAACGGTGATAACAAAAAGAAGACATATTATCGCCTGCTGTAGTTATTCCTATCATCAGCTTGTTCGTGTATGCCTTCATTGCTTCTTTTATGATGTTGTATTGCTTTGGCGTCTTATAAGCATGCATTTCGTCAGCAATGCCGATATTACAGTTTAATGAATCTTGCTTATCTGGATTGGCGGCTAATGCTTGAATAAATAAAGAACCATCCCCAAGGTCACCTCGAATAGAATGTTCTTGGTTATTGTCAATCACACGAAAATTCTCTTTCTCGCCCATGTGTCCAAGATTGTAATTAATATAATTAAAACTTTCTAGTGCTTGTTTTAAAGCAGCTGCAACAATGTACACTTTAGATCCAGAACGCCTGTTTAACAAACCTAAAGCCCATGCCAACGCTGCGGCAAAAGATGTTTTAATATTTTTTCGAGGAATATAAATAAATGCCTCTTTGAAGCGTCTAATTTCAGTGTCTTTGTGAAAGAAACCTAGCAAATTATAAACCTGGTATTTGTGAAATGGCTCTAATAAGAATGGCTTCCCTCGTAAAGGTGTACCGTCTAGCATCTCGCCTTGGGCGTGTACAAATGTTTTCTCAATAATACCAATCACAAATTCAGCATCTTTTGGTCTAAAATCGTATTCAGGATTTTGTAAATCTCGTAAGAAACGTTCACACCCCTGTATTTGCTCTTTGTTTGCCAATTTACGTCCTTCTACAATTGATTTCGCATACTCCATTACAAGGTTATAGTTTTTGTACTTAGCCTCCAAGACTGCTTAATACCTCTACTAACCCAGTATTCTTTGTTGGAACTTTATTGTTCGGATCATTTGATTTTGGATTCAGACATAGCCGATCAGAGTATGCGAGAATGTCTTTTCTAAGTGATTCCAAGGTTGCAACAATTGGTGATTTTTTTGCGCCTCCTGCGGCTGTGTAGCTTTCATATTCGTATCCCTCAACTTCGAACTTTTCAGTCAAAGTTAAGTATTGGTGAACAATATCCGAATATGCGTCAATCAAGCGATTATATTGTGGTTTATGTACTCCCAACGCTTTCATGTCGCTAACTGTTCGTCGTTTAATTGTTTCTTTACTTGGCACCTTCGACATGCCTTTCACCTCCTCAAAAAATTATTTTAAAAATTGTGCTCTATTGGAAAATGTCCCCCTCATCGGTCTCCCGATGCCTCATAGAAGTGTTTTGAAATGGGGGGGATACCTTTGTAACCTTTTCACGCCAATACTCTCCTAAAGTAGTTAGCACATCTTTGTTTCTGTCATGCATTTTATCGTGACAAGCAGAACATAGTGATAATAGATTCCAAGACTCTAACCGCCATTGTGGATGTGTTTCTAATGGATTGCAATGATGTACAGTAGTAGCTGGTCGGCTCTTGCCGTATCGCCTACACTCTTGGCATTCATAATTATCGCGTCGAAGTATCTTTTTTCGTTTAGAACGCCACACTTTTGTTTTGTAGAAGTTTTTGTCCATCTATCTCCTCCAAAACCCCTTTCGTGCATTCTGCATATTTACTGTTAGTGAGGATTGTAATGGTTCTTCATGTAAAACATAGGACCTTCCTGTTTCTTCATCTACACCTATTACAACTGCATTAGGTTCTGTTACATATAACTTTAATGCTTTTCCATTAAGACTGTTCCAGTCTATAGTTTTTACGATAGTCATTGTTCAGCCCTCCACAATTTCATAGTTAATTACATAATAAAAAGACACCCAATTGGATGTCTCTGTAAACAATTAATTATTTAGGATTATTAGTTTTAAATTTCTTTTCCCACTCGTTTGCCACAAAAACTTCAGCTTCTTCTTGAGTTGAGAAAACTTCTGTTACATGGTCAAAAAATGCCTCAGCTTGACCATTAGTTGGGACTTCGTGTATCGCCCCTTGAAATACTCCTGGGGAGATTTCTAATACATTTCCTACATATTCTTTTCCATTAAACTTTCCTGCTCTAAGAGCCTTCTTCAACATTTTATTACCATCCTTTCACCAACAATTACGAGTAAAAAATTGATTTTACATATATTATTGTTAATTAAGCTACAAATAGTTAGATGTGACTTTGGTATTAGCATCATTGTTTTTTATGTTTTGCACTACCATGCCCAGTATGCTTTGTTAATGGCTCTGAACATTCGTGTAACACTTCACCAGTATCTGGGTCCTTTACACGCTCATAATAAATATCTTCATCTCTATTGATATATCTTTGCTTTTCTACCCATTTTTCACCTCTTACAGAATACTCTTCTCCTGCAATAAATTCTGTTCTGGGTTTTTTCTTACCTGGAACTTTCGATTTCCCTTTAAGTGTTTCATGAAACCCTATTTTGTCAGAAATACCAATACGATACTCAATATCATCAGAACCACACTTGAAACAGTTTTTAAAATCAGCAAATACATCGTCTTTATTTAAATGTTCTCCACATTTATTACAAGTAACTGTACGCATAACAACACCTCCCATCTACCTATATCATAGGATAAATGGAATGAATTGTCATTATAAAAAAAGACTACCAGTTTAGTAGTCTCAATAAATTTACTTTATCGTGCCTATCCTTATACTCAATGATAAAATGCACGCAAAGTCTTTATATTACATAACAACACACAGTAGAATACCGTAATTTTTACGTTAAAAATACGGTAAATTATATAGACGTGAGTAAATATAAATGTTATAATAAGAGTATAGAAAAGGAGGTGATAAACATGAACTACGAAACAATATTAAACATAATCAAAGAAGTTGGAACAATCGCAGGAACACTTTCAACTATCACATCACTAATCATTAACATCAAAACACTGAAAGGAAAGAAAAAGAAGAAAAAAAGAGCCGAGGTAGTCAAGAAAGAACAACAAAAGAAAAGAGAAAAGCGACGCACTCCGACCAAGAAGAAACGTCGCTAAACCAATAGAAAGAAGAAGGTGAAAGCCTTCTTTTTTCACTTCTATTTTACCGTAACTATTTACGCCATGCAAACAGTATCAGCTGAGTTTATTTTACGTTAATTCAACGTATTCTTTCCTATAATGTATAGGCACAAAAAGCTGATAAATATGGCTATTATGACTAAAAAAAGTCTAATTTTATTGCGTATTATATATCGTTAATACAACGTCATAATTCATCATTTACGTTCGATTTAAGGCACTTTCCTACCTTGACAACAAAAAACCTCGACTTTATCTATACAACGCCTATAAAGGGCTTTAAAACACGTTTAAAGGTATATCGAAATGAATTTCATTACTACGAACATTTCCAGTAAACATTTCTTCTAATGAACATTTTTCACACTTAAAAATAGGCGCGGCATCTTGAACTGAAAAACTGAATACGTGGTCACAAGTTGTTTGTTTTAATAAGTATTGAATACTACTGTTATCTATCGTCATTTTAATTAATCTCCTTTTGTATAGGCGCAAGTTAGCCGGGTGGCATGTGCCTTATTTATTTTTTTCTTTTATTATTTAATACAGTCAATAATATATAGTCATAGATATTAACGTTAATATGTTCACATATTCTGATTAATGATTTCGTTGTTTATATATATACTGTCGATATTCTTTTAAATAAAAATATCGTTAGATTATTATTGATATGGAGCGATAGCGACATAGAGGATTTATGCTTTAGCATAAAGACTCGTTAATATATTAAGTATTTATTTTTAAGTCTTTATAATAAGTCTTTATACAGCTCAAAAATTGAGGTGTCACGGTTCAAAAATTGAGGTGTCACAACTCAAAATTTGAGGTGTCGCACTAAATCCACTCCAGTAACTCTGTTACTTCTGTTTGCAGCATATCCCCTTCTTGTTGTGGCTTCCGACCATACTTTTCGAGTTGAATATGAGCTTCTGGGAAACGATCAAAAAAGGTATCTTCATCATTTATCAATGGTTTAAAGGTGTAGTAATAGCTGTAACGCTTTTTCCCGCCTAAACGGTGAACTTCTATCATATCCAGATTGCTTAATACTTCTACACATTTTCTAATTGTATTCTCGCGTATACCAAGTGACATTGACATATTCATATAAGAAGGATAACTTCGACCTTCACGATGATTAAAATTTTTTAATAAATAGGCATAGACCATAAAAACATTACCGTTAAATTTCGGATGTAGCGTATATAACGTCAATGCTTCGTTTTGTATCGCTACCCATCCACTGTCGCATTCATAAGGTAATGCTTTATGATAATCGTTAGAACCCGTCATATAATCACTCCTTTATTTTCTATTTATAATATCCAGTTCCTTGCAATCGTTTTTGAGATAATTCTACATATTCAATAGAAGTGTCTATGCCGAAGAAGTTTCTATTGTTTAAATAAGCCATTTTTAATGTTGTACCAGCACCACACATCGGGTCAAAAACAACATCACCTTCATTACTCCAAGTCAATATGTGATCTTGTGCTAATTGTTCAGGAAACATGGCAGGATGTTCATAAGCAAATTTATCTTTTGTTGTCCTCATGTATCCAGTGTTTAATGGCCATACATTATCTCTCACTCTGTCTTTTTTACCCTTTTCATATTTCATTTCTTTAGTAGTACCATTTTTTTGTCGTGTGGTACTTACTTCACCTGTACTTTTTTGCCATTTTGTTGCCTGTCGAAGTAAGTTACTGGTCTTTGGTTTCCCTTTACTCAAAACAAACATATATTCAAACTGTTGGTAATATCTGTTTGAGGGTGGAAAAGGATAGCTATTCTTTTGATAAATCATTGTATCGTGTACATTAAAACCAATATTCTTGAAGTGAATTGCTTGTTTAAAACTCGTTAGTGTTTCACTGCCTTTTTTGTCATGTGAATCTCCCACTACCCAAACAACAACACCGCCATCTTTTGTTATTCTAAATAATTGTTTAGCGATTTCCTCAAACGGAAACGAATAACCATTGTAATTTCTCAAATCATCATAAGGCGGACTTGTTATAGTCAAATCCACGCAATTCGAAGGCATATACGCCATAATTTCTGAACAATCCCCATGAATAACACGATTTAAAAACTCTTGCATTTAATCCCTCCTAAAATTCGTTTGCATATTCTTATAAATCTGTAATAAAATTATTAGTATCATAAAATGAAAATGTAATTGCTAGGATATAGACATCGCCAAATATCTATATCCCGCAAAAACTCAGTCTCTATCGTCCATTTATCGCCTGTATGTGCTACTGCTAAGCACTGTGTACAATACTGTTGCTATACCGCAAATGGCTGCAACCATTCGTCGGTATGTAATAACTGATTGTCTTCATTTCGCGTTGATCGTCGCCAACCGCCAACCGAAACGGCAAGTAGTATGTCGCTGTACATACCGATTAAATCATTTTTAGCGTAATAAAATATGCGCTGTCTTGTCTGTTACTATAACGCTAACCGTGTCGCTGATAACGATTGTTATTCGCTCACTTAGCGTTATTTTTATTGGCTTTATCACTCTATCCATTTTAGTCCTCCTTATATTTGCGTATGATTTAATCCGTATAATTCAACTAATTTATCAATAAAAGGCTTGTAAACTCCGTTAAATTTGCGTTTATTCAATGCTTTTGCGGCTGCCATAATCGGCTCTGTTAACGGCTTTTTGACGTCAACTGTGGTTGAAAACGTCGCACCCTGCGTATGTTTACCACTTGCTCCGTAATAGTTTGTATGACTACCTTTATGCGTTATCCAAATATCGTCACTTTCTACCCAATAATGCGCGCTTGTATTCCCGTCACGAAACATACCGTAATACCAAGGCTTACCGTTCTTTGTAATGAGCGAATCCTCTCGTCCATATCCGAAGTTATATTCACTTAATGGAGGCAGTCCATGACGCGCATATGATTCGTACCAGGCATCTTGTATAGGATTATAAAAATGTCTGTATGGACGTGTGTCCCACTGTTCAGGTGTCCAATCGCAATCGAAAATTTCTACGCCTATTTCGTTAGGACGTTCCCCATTACAGTAATACGCTCTTCCTTTTAATGGGCGAACAAACCACCTGTACTTTTGTGTATAAAGAGAATGGTAACGCCTTATTAGACTTATACGGAATTTCGGTTCATAATTCTCTAATTGATCTAAATTGATGAAACGAATATCTTTCATTTATCTCCCCCTAACACATTCCGTCATTGCCTCTTGTTTCTCGTCCTCTGTCATTGATAACCCCACCTTATTAGTTGTTTTCACTGGATTTCGCCTCCTTCAAGAACTTATTTACAAAGTAGGCTTGTCCTTTTCCAGTAACTCTTGCCGTCCTGTTGATACGGACAATTCCGAACTTTGTAAACGGTGATTCTTTGATTCTGAACAAGCCTAGATTCATAGCTTTTTGAGTAGGCATATTGTAGTCAATTCCACTTTGTTTGATTAAGTAGCCGTTTTGACGTAACCACTCGTAGAAGCGATTCTGTCCCATCTTTATGCCGTTTTGGTTTAGGATTTTAGCGAACTCACTAATAGAAATAGCTGTCTTACTCGCTTGTATAGCTTCTGCAAGTCTTACTTTCGGCTTTTGTGCGTTAATAACACGTTCTTGTTCTAAAATTAAAGCGTCCTTTCTCGCCAATGCTCGTTCAGCAACCAATAAACCTCTTGCTAGTATCGTTACTTCGTCGTCTGTTTCATTTATTTGAATATATCCTCCATCCTTTCGAATAGATGGAAGTACCTCTGACGTAACCCATCGCTTGAACTTCTTTGCCTTCGCTTTAATTTCTGGATTGTTACCTTGTTTAGAAGCTCCTAAAATTAGACTGTATAAACCCGATTCATTGATAAATTTTTTTCTTACTTTTTGGGTAGCATCGCTATTGTCGTGTCTTTTCCCTGTTACTACCCCTACTCCCCAGACCG